GGGGTTAAGCCCTGCCAGATGACTTCCCGGTCATCCAGGAAATCAACCCCCCTGTGTAACGTGATGGCCGACCGTGCGGGAACTTGCGTCCCCACACGGCCGACACGTTACATTACTTGGTTAACCTAACCAAGTCCAAACCCACTCTGTACGAACCGAGTGGGGGTCGGTGTACATTCCAGGTTCCAGTTGCGCGTCGGCTATTGCTAGCCGATTAACGTACTGGTCCTGGATTGACCTGAGAGATCCTTTAGACAACTGCTTCCTAAGCAGTTCCCCCCAGTTAGGGGGGTGGTGCTTTTTAACTTTACACACCAACTTTAGGATCAGATGCTCGTAACGCTGGTAATCTTTATTCCAGCGTCGTTTAAAACGAGCATCGTTACTAGCGCTAAGCGAAGCCCGAATGGTCCCGGGAAGGGCCAAAGGGGTCCGAGGATACTGGTAACCAATAAAGTTCTCGATGTAAGTAACAATCGAGTGGCTACTTTCGTATCCAAATTTTGCAATAATGTTATTGCAAAATTCCGCGGTAGTCTCAAGCTTAGTACCTGATGTACCAAAGAACTTCCTAAGTCGAACAGGGGTAACGTCTACGCCTAAGTAGAAGTCGCCTCCGCAAGATTCACGGAAGGGTCCATTGGTGTAGCTCTTTTCCTTATTGACCTTAAGGCCAATAAGTTCAAGAGCTTCCATTATAAGCGGCGCTTGTATGGCGTCGCAGATAATGTCATCACCGTACACAAGAACCATGCTGGATGACATACCAGCATGATACTTGAGCGCAGCCTGTGCACACGCCCAAAAGACGAGTGCTTCAACTGGGAAGCAGCAAGAACTGCCCATAGGGGCAAACTTGTTAAGCTTCACTATTTTCCCGTTCGGCAGCTGAGTCGTTTCGGAGCGAGATGCTTCGAGCGCCTCAACCCAGTTAGATGGAAAAACACGTCTAACAAGGTCAAGACTAACGCGATCAGATGCGTCAGATAGGTCAAGTGTTGCGAGTCGGTTGGTAAGACTACCGATCCGAGCACTGTCCCTATTGACTGTCTGGTCAGTGAAATTGATCTGGCCACGGGTGATAGAGTGGTTCTCGATCGTCTCATAGAGCCTCCTCATGAGTCCTTGCTGAATAAACATTAATTCGGCAGGTTCGCATGAGATGATTCTTGGACCTCGAGAATCCTTTGGCACCAAAACAACACGTGCCATAGGATCAGCATGAGGTGCTTTCTCTAAGAGTTCCAACTCGTCAGCAAGATGAGTTGGGCTCATAAAGAAATACGCATCATATGAAAAGCAATCATCGAGCTTCTTAAAATATCGAAGCTTATGATACTTTTCATAATTCGGAGTCCGGCAAGCGGTTGCACCGCTCCCGTGAGAAGGGACTATATCTTTAGGATCTGCATTACACAAGATCCTACCGATAAGTCCCTTCATGAGAGAGATCAGAGACGCCCTTGTGGGGCGAGCGTCGCAAGCCTCTACGGCTTCTTCGCTTTGCTCTGATCCTTCCCAGAACTGAGCAAGGTCTTGATCAATGGTAATAAATTGATCAAGAAACTTTTCAGTGACTTCCGACTCATGTTTAACCTCCAGTTTATAGAAAATGTACGATAGTTGTCGTACACAATCTACGGCTGTAGGATTACCCATTAACGCTTCTGAGATAGCTCCACCTAGGAAAACAGGAACCTCAATAACAAGGCAATTACGCCCTGTAGTGGGATCCCCATTCCTGGAGAGCACCTTAGGTCTCGTTGAGAAACCTTCGGGTGGTGTCCATACATGTGTAGCATGGAACCTATCTAAGGCTTTCCCTATTCTAGGAAGGCCCTGCGTTAAGAAGGACAACCCTTCGTTGGTCGCGCGATCGGTGAAGGTTTCGATGTCCCTATCATCGATCAGACCGCGATAGCGTAGGTTAGACGCTAGGTGTATCCATAACGGATACAGGCTTTTCAGATCACCATGTATCATGGCAATTGTCCAAGCCAACTAGCA